TTTTAGTGCCATATTATTCCTTTTGGGATTTATCTCCAAAGATTACTTTATACTTTATTTTTCCGCCGTCGTCACCTGTTGTATGATCTGTTGATTCTTCAATTTGTATAATATGTTTTACTCCATTACATCCAACTAAAAGAAAAAGAACCAATGCTAGGCCAATTATCAAAGCCTGTATTCCCTTTTCAGTCGTTTGATTTCTTTTTCTTGCGTTTCTTCTTCTTCTTAAAAGCTTTAGCGTCCTGAATTTCATTTTCAATCCCCGATACTTTTTCTTTAATAAGAACCATATCTTGGGAAAGCGAAAAGGTACGAGATAGGGTCCATCCGCCGAGTGCAATAAGAATTGCGAGTAGTGCTGTGATGACTTTGTCATGCATACTAATTACAATTCTCTTTGCTTAAGTCTACCGGTATTTCTTTTGTAAACCAAATCCAAGATGATAGTTTAGTTCCTTCTTGCGTGTATGTACATCTAGGTCCTACTGCAACACAAGAAGTAAATGCAAGTAGGGATAGTATTAAAAATATTTTTTTTATTATTGACATGATTCACATTCTCCTGTGTCGTCGATTATCACACCACCACCTTCATACGTAGAGTCTTCTTCTCTACCATTACACTCACAGTTGGTGCATTCATTTTCACTGCCTGCTTGTGTACAGTGGCACATTTTATTACATTTTTTACAAAATCGTTCAGTCATTTTTCTCCTTAAAAGAGTCTGCATAGTCAGCCATGGCTTTTTCGTCAGCTAAATATTTTTCCTCTTCTTCATCTTTGGTTTCCTCAATATCATAGAAGAACCTATCGGTATCCTCCGTTTTCCATTTACCTGTGTCTTCTACATTCCATTCTGAAGTTTGAACCTTCCAATCTGGTACTTCGTCTTTTACTGTGAACGAAGGGATATCCCAAAGGATACGATTGTTAGGTTGCGCAGCATAATTTCCATCTTCTAATGCCAAGATGTGAGCGCACTTATGTTCATGCGGTATTTCAGAATGATCTGTATCTACTATATTACTCTCTGGATGAGCCCAGTCAACTGTAAAAAGATATGCCCCCGGGTGGGTTTTCTTATCTTTTCCAAAAAACTTTCCAGACTGTGCATCTAGGATATCAAAAGAAGTGACAGCAGGATAATAACTGAAACAATTCCAAAGCTCCAACTCGTCCAGTCGCATCCGAGGAACGTCGGCTGCTTTGAATCCTCGTTGAATGAAGGCCGAAATAGGGAGACGATAGAACACAGCACCGTTCTCCATAATAGCATGAAAGAGGATCGGACGTCCTGTAATAGACGCCAGGCCAAATATAATGCAGTCTTCAACTTCTCCATGATGATCTTTAAGATCATAGAGATACTCTCTCCTGATCTGTGAATACATCACAGGAATGTTTGCATTTAGATAGGCCATACCTCATATATTTCCTAGTTTACTAAAAAATATATAGCAACGATTACTACCACTGTAGCGATAGCTACCTTTGGATGAGCTTGTGCTAGTGCCCATACTTGTTTTACTTTGTTCATAGTTTTCTCCTATTTTTAGTTTATTATATCTATATTTTAAACATAAAACAACGCCCATATGTGACGATTGAGTTTACATTTTTATAGTGTTTTAATACTCGGGTCAAAGGCATAATGACTTGTTCCTTACAAAAAGCATCATCCCCCATAAAATATCCCCCCGATTTTATTTTAGGATAATAAGCTAGAGCTTCATTGTAAGTTTGATCCTCGTCCATCATCGCGTCAAAAAATATAAAATCTAAACTTTTATCTTTTATTTTTTTCACAGCCTCTAGAGAATCCGCTTCAATTATAGTAACTTTATCTTTCATCCCTGAATGCTTAATTCTATGAAGAGCAGTCAGTTTATTATATTCCGAATCTTCATCGGACACCGTATATACAGGTTGATAATTTGGTTCTCTGCTTAGATAATCAGTGTAGCCCTTCCAGTGATCTACACCATATAATTTTTTTATACTGCAGTTATGAAGGATAGTCATCAAACTTGAACCTTGAAAAACACCTAGTTCTAGACCCACTAGATTTTCGCCTAGAAGATTGATAGCCATAATTAAATTTGTGACATCTGCTTTATCATGATTTTTAAAGCTATAGGTCATTTTATTGTACCCCAATTTGGTCCGGATTCATAGTCTACTTTATTAGGAACTTCAAGGTCTACTGCATCTTTCATAATCTCTATTATTTGTTCTGCCTGGGTATCACTTTTTACGGAAATATCTAATTCATCGTGAACTTGTATGTGAGGAATAATACCTTCTTTATATAGTTCTAACATAGCCTTCTTGGTCATATCCGCCGCTGATCCTTGAATTAGTTTATTTAAGGCTTTGTAAGTAAAGGCTCTTCGAAAAGTATTTTTATGCCAATAATTTTTTTCAGATTTTCCTTCAGATGTTTTTAGAATTTTTCCATCTTCGTCTTTTAAAAATTCGCCCATTTCTTGCAGTTCTAACATTCTTTCTCTGTCTTCCGGTCGAACATATTTTCCCCAGTCATGTCCTCGAAGGATGGGTTCATATTTAGGAAATCTACAATACCTTTTTAACAATGTTTTTATTTTTCCTTTGTCCTGGGAAATATTCATGACTTGATTAGTCAGTTGTTTTACAAAAGGAACTTTAAGATGATATTTATTAAATAATTCCGTAGCTTTTTCTTTAGATACACCTAACTCTGCTTGGAGTTTTGCTTTACCCATTCCATAAAATAAACCTAAGTTAATTGTTTTAGCTTGGTGTCTAGGAATCTTAGCCAAGTCCGCTACTATTTGATGAAAGTCTGTGCTTGGATCAGTATCATAAGAGTCCGCAATAGGATTAACAGAAGCTAATTTAAATTTTAAGGCGTAATGTGTAACAAGTCTTGGTTCTTGTTGCGAGTAATCAAAACAACCCCACGTGCATTCTTTTTCTGGTAAAAATAATGATCTAATCTTGGGGCCTAAATCAGGATCGCGTGCAGGAATTTGTTGAAGGTTCGGATGAGAATAACTAAATCTTCCCGTCACTGTTCCACCTTCATCCGATCTTATCTGATTAATATCTGCATGAATTCTTCCACAGTATTCATGATCTAAAATGGTATCTATAAAGGTAGTGTTAACCTTGTTTATTTTTCTAGCTTCTGCTATCATCTTAACTAAAGGATGTTCACAAGTAGAAAGGAAATTTTTTGTAAATGAAGGAGAGTTTGTCTTTTCAGTACGGTCGTATTCTAGGTGCAGCTTGTCAAAAACTTTGGCAATCGATGCTGCTGCCCATAATTGAACATCTATTCCTGTTTCTTTTTTTATTTTGTGGAGTAACATTTCTTCTTGTAATGTTAGCTGTCGTTTCAATTCATGAGCTCTTTGAACGTCCACTCTCACTCCAAGAAATCTCATGTCAACCAGACAGGGAAAAAGATCAGTCTCCAAATTAAATATATCCTGTAAATCTTCTTCAACAATTATTTTTTTTAACTTTTGCCATAGTTCTAGAGTGAGCTCGGCATCTTTCTCGGCATAAGCTCCTACTTCCATTGCTGGAAGTTTCCACATATCTTTTTTAGGATCTAACCCTCTTTCTTTAGCAGCTTTACTTAATAATGCTTCACTCTTTCCTTTATTTAAATGATGCCAGGATAAAGTATTAAGAGTATATGAAAATCTATTCTCATCAATCAGTGACGAAGCAATCATGGTATCTAATATTAAACCATTAATTTTAAAACCTAATTTTTTTATCCAACAGACATCGTACATTGCATTGTGAAAAATTTTATCAGCAGGAGATTCCAGAATATCTTTAAACCACTCTAAAGTTTTTACGCGATTTGAATTGGGACCTTCTCCGTGAGCAATAGGAAAATACCAGGAGCCTGTTGGAACCGCAACTGCGATGCCTACAATTTCTCCTTCATTTCTCAGAACTCCGGAACCCTTTGATTTTAAAGAAGGATCTCGTGTCTCTAGGTCAATTGCTATTTCGTTAAATGATCGTAAATCAGGATACTCAGTGTGAGCAACCCATTCAGTTTGAGGTAGTATCATTTGTAATCTCTTTCAATAATCATTTCTATAAAGTGAATTGCTTTTTCTAAATCTTGTCTCTTTCCTTTCAACCTGTGTCTCAAGATATATTTTATAACGCATCCTTCGGGATAAAGCAACTCGTTTTCAATTACAAATTTACTTGGTTGAATTTTAAATTTTTGATAGTGTGATCCCCCGATTTGTTTATCATAAGCTTTGCTCATAGTGAATAACCCTTCCTAGCTATCTTTGCTTTTAGTTTATATAAATTATTTTTTGCTCTTGTTGTTCCTACATACCATACTCTATGCTCTTCATCAGCTTTGTCCCTACTTCTTCTCATAGCTTTAATAATTTTATCACCTAACTCTAGACTTAAAATTACATTGTCTTCCTCTCCTCCTTTTATAGCATGAATAGTTGATAGAAAAATTCTAGCCTTCTCTGTTAATTTTTCATTCTTCTCTAACATATTTCTAATGTAAGTTACTTCTTTATCACCTGCTTTTGTAAAAGCATCATACCATTGTTGTTTAATATTCCATTTTCCATCCAGAATAAAATCTTGAATGTCTTTTATTTCATGTGTCTCTAGAACTTCTCCCATTGTCCATCGAGTATAACTTACAGCTGCTTTGTACAATCTTACTTTAAAACTTTTTCCTTTTTTAGTTTCAAAATATAAATTTCTTTTTACTAACTCTTTCATTAGGTTAAGGAGAATATCTTTTCTCCTAGCTAAAATTAACCATTTGTCTTTAGATAAATCTACTTGACTAAGGTCAGTAATGTATTGAGAAGACCCCTCTACATTCCTAGGAAGATAAACTTTTTGTTTCCTGAGGCCTGATATACGACTCAATGGTATTTCAGATTGCTCCTGAATAGCTTTAGAAATTCTTTTAGAATATTTTAGGACTCTTTCCTTGTCTGGCTTTTCATTAATGAATCTATTAACATCGGCGCCAGCCCATGCAAAAATAGCCTGGTCATCATCGCCAGCTAAATACATATCCTTAGTATATTTTTTAAGCTCATCAAATAATTTCCATTGTAAGGGAG